GACCTGGGTCAGCCTCTGACCGGAGGTGGTGTCGCGCACCGAGAAGATCCCGGCCGGGTCGCAGTCGAGGGGCAGGGTGACGCCGGTCTCGCCGTCGGGACGGGTCACCGTCCACGTCGTCTCGAAGAACGGCCAGCGGTTCTCCATCGTGAGGGTGCGGGTGTAGGCCTCGTCGAGGTAGGCATCCAACATCGCGTTGGGCAGCTCTTCCTCATCCATGTCGAGCTGCGTGCGGATGTAGTCACGCAACGTCTGGAGATTGATGATCGCCTCCCCTCGTCCCGCCCGGGCGGTGGAAGACGCAGGTGTTGGTCCCGGCCACCACGCCGACCCGGCAGGTCCCATCCCGACCGATGCAGCCATGAGTACGCCGCGACAGCGGGACCGGTGGCACGAACTCGGCCTTGGGCGGCTTGTAGGGGGCGGTCGAGAGGAAGGCCGGGCCACCGACCGCGGCGTTGGCCGTGCCCGCGCCGATGTGCTCACCAGCGAGCGCCTGGGCCGTCATCCGCTCGGAAGCGAGGGCGCTCTGAGTGGACTTGTAGGGGGAAACGTCGGACATCGAACCTCCAGTCAGGTGCCGGGGGGAGTTGGGGTCCCCCCGACACTCAGACGTTACGCGGCAGCGACGATGCCGGTGAGCTTGAAGTGGCGGCGACGCTGACGCGTGGTCAGGTTTCCGTACGCCGTGATGAAGCTGTACCGGGCATCGACAGCCGACGCCAGACCGGAGGTCGCGTGAGCCGAAGCGATCGACTCGCTCAGCCCCTTGGAGAACGGGGTCTGGGCGAAGTACCGGCTGGAGTGGAACACGAGCCCGACGTACTTCGAGTTGATCCCGTACATCAGCTGCACCGGGCATTCCGGGTCCCAGTACACCGGGGTCTGCTTGAACAGCAGGTTCTGGAACCCGAGGTTCGCCGACCTGGTGTCGGTGTAGCGGACCTGCGGAGTGAGCGTCGACTCGTAGAACTCGTAGACGGTCTGGCCGGTGAAGATGGCGTCGACGTGGTCCGACCCGGCGTCCGACGCCGAGTGGTAGGCCGCTGCCATCGCTCGCTCCAGGCCCGTCCCGTCGACGGTGCCGACCGCGGTCTCGACCGCAGCCCACCAGCCATTACCGGAGTCGGCTGGGTTGATCCCGCCGACGGCTCCGGTGGAATCGATGACGGCAGCGAGGGACAGGAAGTCCTTGGTCGCATCGGGTGATCCCTGGGTGCCGTAGAGCATCTTGCTCATCCGGTTCTTCAGCGTTTCCTCGGCCTGCATCACCTTGGCCTCGAGCAGGGAGAGCACCTGCTCCTTGCCGTTGTTCTGGGCCTCTTCGAGTCCCGAGATGGCGATCGTGGCGTACACCTGACGCCACGGATACTGGGCTGCCGAGATCCCCTCCTGCGGGGTGACGGTGAGCTGCTGCCACTCGGAGTAGCTGCCCGCCTCGCCCTCGGCGTAGATCAGCGGCTCGACGATGGAGATGCCACCGTTGACCTTGCGCACTCGCCCCTTCGACATGAAGTAGTTGAGCAGAGGTCGACCTTCAAAGATGTTGTCGGTCAACGTCTTGTGGTAGTTGTGCATCGTGGTCGTGAGCATTGCGTCCCAATCGACCGGAAGATGCGCTGCGTTGCCAGCCATGTAGTGCCGTCCTTAGAGGTTCGGCCCACTAACCCCCGTGCTGTCGCATGGCGAGATCGAAGGCCTCGGAGATGGTCAAATTCCCACCAGAGGGAGGCACTCCCGTCGTACCGGCCATCGAGGCCGATGCTCCGTTGCCGATCAGCTGACTGGCGTTCGCCGATGCTTGCTGGCGTGTCGCAGCAACCTGTTGCTGCTGAGCCAGGGCCTGTTGGCGGGCTGCCATTGCCCGATCGAACGCGATGTTCTTCCAGATCAGATCGAAGCTCTCCGGACCCAAGTTCCGCTGGAGCGCTGCGCCCACAACCTCTCGAACGTCGCCCTCGTTCAGCTGATACCTCTGCTGGAGGCCGCTGACCGTTGTCCGTAGCTGCTCATCAGCCTGACGTTGTTCCCATTGCTGTTGCAACGTCTGGTTCTGCCTCTCGATCTGGGCGAGCCGACGCTCGACCGGATCGGCGTAGGGGTTGTCTTCGTAGCCATCGTCATAGGACGGCTGCTCCCGCTGTTGCGGTGGCGATTGCTCGAAGTTGACCCCGTACTGCCGGGCGAGGAGGCGAAGCGCTTCCTCTGGCTGAGCTTGCAGTGCTTGCTGGACAGCAAGGGCGTACTGAGCTTGTTGGCGTTGGGCGGCGAGTTCCTGGGTTTTGCGGGTGTAGTCGGCGGTCCGGCTGTACCCGTTCAGGGCCTCGTTGAGCGGCACCTCGACGTCCTCGCCATCGACCTTGACCCGGACGTAGCGGTTGGCTACGTCGTCGTCGAGGTCGAGGTAGGTGCGTTCTGGTGCCTCTACGGGTTGATCCGCGGGTTGTCCGTCTCCGGCGGGTGCCCCAACGGGGTCGCCTTCGGGCGGACTCGTATCCCCGAAGGGATTGAAGTCCGACACAATGAGTCCTTTCGGGTGCTCGGTGTCTGGGGCTATTGAAGCCCCATTTGTGATAACTGTGCAAGTAACTCAGGAGGAATCGACGGCGCGCCCATCGGCATCTGCTCGACCGCGGGGCCCTGGGGACCCATGTCGGCGGGCTGGGGCATCGCCTCACCCTGTGGCATCCCTTCCGGGGGCATGCCTCCAGGGGGCATCCCCGGCTGGGCGTTCGGGTCCATCTGCTGCTGCTGCATCATCTGCTCTTGGGGCCCGTTGAGCAGCGTCGAGATGTCCTTGATGCCGAAACCGTACTGCAGGACGTAGCGGGCCAGACCCTCGGGGTTGACCACCCCGGCCTGGACGAACGGCGCCATCGCGTCGACCAGCTGCAGCGCCGACTGGCGGCGGAACGCCTCGTTGCGGGGCTCGGTCGATCCACCCTCCACCTCGAAGTCGTAGGAACCCTTGAGGTAGTCGGCGTCGTAGTTGACCCACGCCCGCCCGGCGACCGAGGTGATCCGGGCGACGTGCTCGCCGTCGAGGAACTGCTGCATCAGCGAGATGACCATCTTGCCGATGTCAGCGAGGAAGCTCTCGACCTTGGCCAGCTTGTCGCGGGCCCGGCTGTTCGCCGCGTCCTGGATCATCGCCGCCTCAGTGGCGGTGCGGCGGATGTCGGACTCGGGCTGGCCGCGCATGTAGTCGGACACGCCGCTGATCGTGTTGATGTCCTCCTCGATCAGGGCGGACTGGTTGTAGAAGTCGGGCGGCGTGCCGATCGAGGGCAGCGGAGCGATGTAGTTGGCCGGGTTGGCGTCACCGAGGATCGGGATCATCGTGTTGTCGACATCGGACTCCAGCGCCCGCACCCCGTCCTCGTCGAACATCGACGATGCGTAGATCCACTTGCGGGCGAACCGCTTGCGGTGGTTGAGCATCTGGTTGCGGGTCTCGTTCAGCTCGAGCTGCAGCGACTCGATCGACTCGACCTCGCCCATCGGGTAGAAGTTGTCGGGCACCTCGTAGTTGCGCAGCATCCGGAACGGCTGCCCCGACCCGTAGGGGATCGGAGAAGGCTTGATCAGGTAGGCGTCGCGGGTGTTCTGGGCCTCCATCGAGATGTCGCCGTCGAGAGCGAACGTCGACACCTCGTTGCGCTTGAGATCGTAGAACTCGATGACCTCGCAGTAGCTCAGAGCGCCCTCGTCGGGGGTGTCGTCGGCCGAGCGACCGTCGTCGTCACCGTGGTCCATCGACACGAAGCGGGTCGTCGCGCTGACCGCCTTGCGGGCCTTGGGGTCATACCTACTATCTACGCGCACATCCTGCACCGGCCTCCAGGTGCGTTGAGCAATCCAGCGCATCTCCTTGGTGTGGCGGGCATCGGGGTCGACGAACATGTCGAAGATCGAGACGCGCTCGATGAACGGGCGATCCTCGTCGACCTCGGTCATCTCGGTCTCGCTGTTGCCCGGCACCGGCACCCGGTCGTCGATGCCCTCGTTGTCGCCCGAGTCGGAGATCGACCCGGCGTTCATCTCGTCGCCCAGCTCGGCCGAGGACTTCGCCTCGGGAGGCTTGCGAAACAGGTAGCCGGTCTTGACCCAGCCGTGCCCGCAGAGAATCCAGTCGTCGACGGCCAGACGGATCTCGTCCTGGTAGTGGTGACAGCGCCAGAGGTAGTTCAACACCTCCTCGACGATCACCGCCATCGGGGCGTGCTCGGGCTTGCGGGCGTTGACCACGAAGCGGGGGTTGTTGATCGCCACCGAGGGGGCGATCACGTTCTTGGTGGCGAACACCAAGTTGACCACCAGGCGGTCGGACTGGCTGGCCGTCTGGTACTGCTTGCCCCGGTACAACTCGATGTAGCGGTGCCACCCGTCGTCGTAGCTGTCGGCTCGCCAACGCTTCGAGCGCTCGATCTCTTCGCGGCAGAACTGCAGCTTCTCACTCTGTTTCATGGCTCACCATCCGTACGTCGACACCGGCTCTACGTCGACGCCGACGACGCGATCGCCCAGGATTTCTGCTCGCTTCTCGGCGATGGTCTGGTCGTGAAACGATGATCGGGTGTAGCCACCGCCGCCAACGAAGCTGAAGCCAACCGAGCGCACCCTGCAGTTGAAGCACTCCGTCCGATCTTCCTCGGCGTCTTTGCCGCAGCGGCACCTCAGTCTCACGGCGTGTAGGTCAGGGTCAACGTCTTGGGGGTGGCGGTCAGCAGCGGACCGTTGCGCACGTTGACCGACTTGGTGGTCGACACGAGGTCGTTGTTGGCGTCGAACAGGGTGGTGACCGACGTGGCCGACACGAAGGTGGTAGCGACGTCGAGCCCGTTGATGGTGATGCGGGTGACCCCGGAGACGAACAAGGTGCCGGTGCAGGTGATCGTGAAGTCGGTCTGCGCCGGGCCTACGGCGTGGGTCGTGGGGTTGATCGAGGTGAGGGTGGGCGCGGTCGGCTTGGTCGAGCCGCGGTAGTTGCGCCGTTGCTGAGTGAAACGGGCGACCCATGACCCCCGCTGGACCCGACGCTGCTTGTGGTACCTGGCGAGTACGGCCATCATCTGCTCCTGACGTAGTGGGTGCCGATCGGCTCCCGTTCCTTGCGTTCGGCGCGCTCGGCCCGGCCGAACAGCAGCTTCTCCATGTAGCCGAAGGTGCCGGGCGGCGGCTCTCGTACCGGTTGGTACTCGCGCAACCACACATACTTCAGCATCTGGGTGGCGATGGCCAGGGCCATCACCCGGTCGTCGTGAGGGGACCCGTGCATCTTGCCGTCGCCCTCGCGGATGAAGGTGCGCAGCTCGGTGTGGGTCTCGCCGTCGAAGACGTGCAACTCCTGATCGCGCAGCGCCTTGTTCAGCTCGTCGATGGCCAGCGGCTTGGTGATCGAGGTGGTCCGCCACCCCAGGATCTCCGAGGGCTGGGGGCTCCCGGCCCGGTTCTGCGAACGCTGCCTATATAGAGGTGTGTATCCGAGGCGGTGCAGGGCCTTGTTGGTGGACAGCCCGTGGTTGTTCGACTCCACCCCGACCAGGGCCTGGTTGTAGTAGCGACCGAGGTTGTAGAGCACATCGGAGCCGAACAGGTCGGCGTCGACGCGGGAGTGGAAGCAGGCCACGACGCGATGGTTCTTGGCGTCGATCACCTGGGCCACCGAGTAGTCGCCGTACTCGAGGCCCTCGGCCACGTCGGCCCCGATCACGTAACGCCCATCGGACTGGGGATGTTCCCAGATTCGCAGCGGCCCGTTGTCGACCTCTTCCCAGTGCACGTCGTTCACCCACGCCAGCCGTCCCCGCTCGGGCTCGGCGGGCACCATCGCCCGCAGCGTGTTGACGTCGAACACCGGGTGGCCCGAACGCAGGAAAGCCTCGTCGGGATCGGACGGGTACTCCTGGGCCAGCTGCCAGTCGGGCAGGTCGCGGCGCTTGGCCTCGTACCAGTCCTCGTCGCGGTCGCCCGACCACCACGGGAAGAAGATGCCGGTGAAGCGGTTGGTACCGTTCTGCGATCCCACCCAGAGTTTGTGGAAGAGGTTGCCTTCGCCATGAGCGGTTCCGAGCATGATCACCCGACCGCCGACATCGGCGATGGGCTCGATGGCAGCCCAGGCCTCATCGGAGTTGGGCAGCAGCCCAAGCTCGTCTACGACGACGGTATACACGCTCTCACCGCGGGCTGGGTCGGACGCGGACGGCAGCGATTCCAGATACGACTCGTTGGACATGGACATGCGCGTCTGATTGATCTGGACTACCGGGCCTCGGTACTTCATCCAGTCGGGCAGGAAGCGACTCCCGTACTTCGCCTTGTCGAGGAGCTTGACGGCGTCGCGCTCGGTCTTGGACAGCATGACGATCGCCCGGTCGCCGTAGAAGAAGGTCAGCCAGAAGGTGAACGTGGAGATCAGGGTGGAGAACCCGATCTGGCGGGCCTTCAGGGCGACGGTGTAGCGCTTCAAGATCCACAGGGCGACGGCCTCGACCTGTGAGTCGAACAGCTCGAACTTGATCCGCCCCCGCTCGGGATGGCGGATCCACCAGTAGGTGGCGCAGAAGTAGCGGAAGGCCTCGATCTTCTGGTCGTCGGTGGAGGTCCGCCAGTCGGGGGCGACCTTGCGCCACTCCCGCTCCTGGACCAAGTCCTCCAACGAGTACGCCTCGCTCATGTGGGGAGCGGGGTGGGCAGGGGCGGCGGATCCTGCGACCAGATGCCCGACAGCAGGGTGATCTCGACGCGGAACCCTTTGTCGACGGCAGCACCGGAGATGACGGTGATGGGGACGGTGTACCAGACGCCGGTTTTGGTGGCCCGACCGTTGGATCTGAGTTCGAAGACGGAGCCGGTGGCGCCGCGTACCCGGAACCGGCACGATTTCGGATCAACGGCGGTGAACGTCATCACCGAGTCGAGGGTGGCGATGCGGTTGTAGCCGCCGTCGTCGATGGAGTGGATGTACATCTCGGTGAGAGCGGTGTTGGTGCGGACCTGTCCGGCGCCGGGGGAGGGGGTGACGGTGTTGGAGTACTGCCAGTAGGCGGTCATCTGGCGGGTGTAGTAGGTGTCGACGCGGAGCCGATCGATCTTGGTGTTCAGCTGGGCGATCTGGTCAGCCTGGTGAGTGTTCTCGTCGATGAGGGCAGCAATGTCGGCGAGCTGCTCCTGCACGGTCTGTTCCAGGGCGTCGAGGCGGGCTTCGTGGTCGTCGAGGATCTCGGTGCGTTGCACCTGGATGTTGTCCATCGTCTGGATGGCGGCGTGCAGGATGGGGGTGAGTTTGGAGTGGTCCATCATCCACGCCTGCCACGCTTCGGGCGGGGTGGTTTCGTTGCCGTCGTCGTCCCAGGTGCGCTGGTCGATGTCGCCGTGGCCGGGAGCGACGATGCCGTTGGCGACGCCGTTGGGCCATTCGGCGGCGACGCGTTGGGCGGAGTAGCCGACGTGGCGGACGTCGGGGACGCCCTTGTAGTTGAAGAAGTAGGGGGTGAGGGTGCGCATCCACAGCAGGGACAGGTCGTCGGTGATCGGCTCGAGGTTCTCCTTGAGGTCTTCGTCCGATGTGGTAAGGAATCCGGCGGTGGTAGACGTGGCGCGGGTGATGCGGCCGATCTCGGTTCCGGCGGAGCGGATGGACATGTGGGTGGCGCCGTCGACGTTGCCGGTGCCGGTGCGGTTGGAGATGTAGTCGGGGTCGGTGGAGTCGTCGATGGTGACTTCGATGGTTCCGGCGAAGCTGTCGGGGTCGGTGTAGATGTCGGCGATGGCGGTGCCGAGGGTGCGCTTCTGGTCGAAGAACGCCCGGCGCTCGGCCGGGGTGTTGCGCGGCTGGTAGCCGCTACTCGGCTGAGCCACCCTCGGCCTGCAACTCGGCTACCCCCCGAGCGACCAACTTCTCCAGCTCGTCGTCGCTCAACATCCCGACCGCCTTGTGGCTGACGGTGACATCGAGCTTGGGCGGGGTGATCGCCCCGACCGCCTCGAGCCACAGCTTGGCCGCGGCGACGTGGCGCGGGTTGCGGGCATCGCGACTGGCCTCGAACAGGGTGTCGAGCACGACCTGACGGCGATCGAGGTCGCCGATCACCTGATCGGTGGCGTTCTGCCACTCCTCGCGAAACTCACGATCCTGGCGCCAGTTGAAAAGCGTCTTGGTGTGCACGTCGATCATCACCGCGAACTCCTTCTCCGTCGGGGGCTGTCGGGCCCGGGGCGGAGTGGTCAGCCACTCGATGTAGCGCATCTTCTCCGGGTCCTGGCGGATCGGGATGTAGGGCTTGCTCACCGACGCCATTGTCGCACGGGTCGTCAAGTTTCCCTTGACTGCATGATTTGTAGTCTGATACGATTCATGTATGAAGCAACTCACCCTCGACGACGCAGTGGTGCTGGTCTCAGTGCGAATGCCCGTCACCCTCAAGAACGAGATCATCAAGATGGCCGAGATCAACGACTACTCGCTC